TCCCTAGAGGGACTCCGATTGACTTTTTAAAAAAAAATTATAATATATACCTATGAATTTTAATCCAAACATGCCTAAACAACCTAATATGAACCAACCATTTCAGCAGGGTCCCTTGAACCATGCAATGAGTGGGGGGCAGGCTTTTAATCCTGGTCGTGGTGGTCAAGTATTACAACAGAAACCAAACATGCATCCGGCAACTAGACCTCCTATGCCGCCAATGGCACAAGTTCCAATGCATAATATGATGCCTCCACAAAATATGTTTGCACAAAGAACTCCACCGCCATTACCACAAGGTAATCCGGTACCGCCTACTCCAGAAACTAATAACAATATTCAAAATCCAATAGCTATGGAAAAAATAAACAACTTTAGTCAATATCTTCGTGGACTAAAGAATCCTCCTCAACTTCAAAACTATCCAGACATCAATGTCTTCGGAACATATTTTTAACATAATTAACAGTTAACAATCGTTAAATAAAGTTGTATAAAAATATTATACAAGAGGTTAACAATGAAAAATTTATTTTTAGTTCTTATGGTAGTGGTTTTAGCTGGATGTGCAAGTTCTGCAATTAACATCTCAGCAAATATTCCAGAGTCACAAGAAATAGACATACAAATTTCCACTAAATCTACCGACGAGTAGATCATGGATGAAATGACAGGTCACGCTCTTGAGCTTCTCAAGATAATACTTTACATATGTGGAGTGTTTTCTGTCTATTGTGGTTTGCAATACATGTTTATGGCAGACTGGCCTATGTTCTTTTTTCTCTTGCCAATTAATGTAGTTTTTATCTATTATATAAAACTTAGATTTAAAGGAGAGATTTAATGCTGTCACTCGTTGGAAGCCTTTTGGGCTTCGGAACTTCTTTTCTCCCCACGCTCTTAGGATTCTTCGAGCAGGGACAAAAAAATCGTCACCAATTAAAATTATTGGAGGCACAGGCGAAGCACGCTGAAGTTTTAAGTCAATTGAAACTTGAAGAGCTCGACGCAGCAGCAGATGTAGAAGAATCTCGTTCTATCTACGAACATGCTGCTCAACTTGCTAGAAGTAATAAGTCTTCCTTTATATCTGCACTACAAGCATCCGTGCGACCCGTCGTCACTTATTTCTTTTTTATACTGTTTGCTACCATTAAAGGGTTAGCTGTCTATGTCGCAGTACAAGAAGGGGATGATGTCAGCCAGGCTATATTAGCCAGCTGGGACGAGGAAACAAAAATTTTGTTTTCAACCGTGATTTCTTTCTGGTTTGGGCAACGCGGCATGAAATCAATAAGGAAGGCAAGAAATGGCAAAAGCTAAAACTAAAAAAACTACGAAAAAAGCACCAGCTAAAAAGCGAGCTAGGACATCTAAAGGCAGATTTGTAGCCGATGATCCATCTACTCCTGGTAATGAGGCTTATGTAACTGAAAAACAACCATTTTCAACAAAGTGGCTTGTTCCAGTACTCGTAATTGGAGTAATAGCAGTAATTTTCGTACTTACTGGTTAAATATTACCAATATAAATAGTATTTATTCACTATATTGAGTTGATTAATAAAGAAATGGGTATATAACACTATTAACTAAAGGGTGTTAAATGCTTAATTTTATTACATTTATTTGTGTTTCAACTATGTTTTTATGTGTATTACAGATCATATAATCAATATTTAGTTGCATAAATGTCAAACCTACTATATGTAGGAATTTATGGAGAGTTCACGCAAGTGCAATACATGCGAAGTGAAGAAACCCATTACAGCATTTGAAAAAATGTTTTCAAGGAATGGGTCTCCTTGCTACCGACGGCGTTGTCGCAAATGCAATAGAAAAATTCGCAATGATGAAACGAATAAAGACCCTCTAAAATTTTTAAGAAGAAATTTTACACAGTTACGATCTGCTCGAAAGATAAAAGGAGAAAAATCTTGGGACTTGTCCTGGCAAGATATTTTAGATATATGGTTAAAGTGTAAAGGTAAGTGTCAAGTTAGTGGAATTAAGATGACACATAAAAGAGATGGCACCGGAAAAAAATTATATACGAATGTTTCAATAGACAGAATAGATAATGATATAGGTTACAAAAAAGAAAATATTCGTTTAGTATGTTGGGCAGTAAATATTATGAAACATAATATGTCAGACACAGAATTAATGTTATGGGTATCGAGAATACATGACGCAAGCAGAAGTTGATTACAGTAGTTTAGACGAAGAACAAGCTCGTTACGCTCTTCAATTACAAGAGAGATTAAATTTCTTGGAAGAAAAGGATGCAGCAAAAAGTAACTTCCTAACCTATGTTAAAAAAATGTGGCCCGATTTTATTGAAGGCAACCATCACAAAATTTATGCAAAAAAATTACAAGACATAGCTACAGGAAAATTAAAAAGATTAATTATTAATATGCCACCTCGACACACAAAGTCTGAGTTCGCATCAATTTATTTTCCATCCTATATGTTAGGACTTAATCCTAAATTAAAAATTATTCAAGCAACACACACAACCGAACTTGCTACAGGTTTCGGTCGTAAGTGCAAAATGCTTGTTGATACTCCAGATTACAAAACCGTTTTTCCAGAAACAAAAGTTTCTCCTGAGTCTAAAGCCGCTGGGCGTTGGGCAACTACACAGGGCGGTGAATATTTTGCGGCGGGGGTTGGTGCAGCGATTACAGGTCGTGGTGCTGACCTCCTTATTATTGACGACCCTCATTCCGAGCAAGATGCGTTATCACCATCGGCTATGGAAAATTGTTATGAGTGGTATACATCTGGTCCACGACAAAGATTACAACCAGGCGGTTCTATTGTTGTCGTTATGACGCGTTGGTCTACGAAAGATTTGACAGCAGAGGTGTTAAAAAAACAAGGACAAGAGAATGCAGATCATTGGGAGGTTGTAGAGTTCCCTGCAATATTTGAAGATGGCAATGTTTTATGGCCCAACTTCTGGTCTGAAGAAGAATTATTAAAAGTTAAAACTTCCCTACCAATTTCTAAATGGAATGCCCAGTGGTTACAGCAACCAACAATGGAAGAAGGTGCTATTATTAAAAGAGAGTGGTGGAAAATGTGGGAAGATGATGAACCACCAGACTGTGAATATATATTACAATCATACGATACTGCATTTTTAAAATCAGAAACTGCCGACTACAGTGCTATTAGTACTTGGGGTGTATTTTATCCTAACGAAGATGACGGTCCTTGCATTATATTATTAGACTGTTGTAAAGGACGATGGGAATTTCCTGAGTTAAAAAAGATAGCTATGGAATCGTATTCTGATCATAAACCTGATATAGTTTTGATAGAGGCTAAGGCTTCTGGGCTTCCTTTAACTCAAGAGTTGAGAAATATGGGGATACCTGTTATAAATTTTACACCAGGTGGTCGACGCTCTGGACAAGATAAAGTTTCTAGAGTCCATGCCTGTGCCCCGATGTTTGAGTCTGGTCTTGTATGGCGACCGGATTTTCAATGGGCGGATGAGATGGCAGAAGAATGTGCCTCTTTTCCATTTGGAGACAATGATGACTTGGTAGATTCGATGTCTCAGGCTATACTACGGTTTCGTGAAGGTGGATTTGTTAGACACCCGAGCGACGAATTATGGGACGAAGATCGTCCTCGTCAAAAGGAGTATTATTGATGTCAAAAGAAGTAATAATAGAAAAACTTAAGACACCTAAAATTCATAAAGAAAAAGGTGAAGTTGAAGTAAAAGTTCCAGAAGGTCCAGGAGGCGGTACTGTACGAGGTATGGGTGCTGCAACTAAGGGCGGTAAATTTGAAGGTGCTTTTTAACATAAGGAAATAACATGGCTGAGAATCCATTCGGACAAGGCGGTCCAGAAGAAGAGGAACTTCCTATTGCAGGAAATCCTATTGACACTGCTGAAGTTCCGCCTGCTCTTGCAGAAGCAATAGCAAGTGGTGAAATGACAGAACTAGAAGATGGTTCTGTAGAAGTTGGTGAATTTGTTGAAGAAGGACTTGCTCCAGAACAAATTCCTTTTGATGCTAATTTAGCAGAGTATGTTGAAGAAGGTGTATTAGGTCCAATATCTTCTGATCTATTAAGTGCAGTAGAGAGTGACATTGACGCTCGTGAAGACTGGGAAAAAATTTATGAGAAGGGTTTAAATTTATTAGGTGTAGAAGAAGATGAGAGAAGCGAACCATTTGAGGGAGCTTCAGGTGTTACTCATCCTGTTTTAGCTGAAAGTGTTACTCAATTCCAAGCACAAGCCTATAAAGAATTACTACCGTCAGGTGGACCCGTGCGTGTAAATATTATTGGTGAACCTAACCCACAATCAGAACAACAAGCACAAAGAGTTCAAGATTATATGAACTATCAGATTTGCTACAACATGGAAGAGTACGATCCAGAACTTGACCAGTTGTTATTCTATCTACCTTTAAGTGGATCAGCTTTTAAAAAGGTTTATTATGATGAAACGAAACAAAGACCCGTGGCTCGCTTCGTTCCTAGTGAAGACATTATTGTTCCTTACAGTTCTGTCGATCTTGCGAATGCTGTTAGGCTAACACATAGACTGAAGATGACAGGAAATGAAGTTCGTAAACTTCAAGTTGCTGGTATCTACAGAGATGTTCCCGTCAGACCAACACATGTCTATTCTGATTTAGAAGAGACTATGGAAAAAGTATCTGGTGAGTCTGCAACAATGACTTACGAAGATGATGAATTAGAAATTTATGAGATACATACTTTCTTAGATTTAGAAGGTTTTGAAGATATTGGACAAGACGGAGAACCAACAGGAATTAAATTACCTTACATTATTACTATTGATGTAGGTTCATCAAATATACTTGCTATTAGAAGAAATTACGAAGAGCAAGACCCACAGAAAAATCCTAACCAATATTTTGTACATTACAAATTTTTACCTGGTCTAGGATTCTACGGATTTGGTTTACCACATATTATTGGTAACTTATCTCGTTCTGCTACATCTATTTTGCGTCAGCTTATCGACGCTGGAACATTAGCAAACTTACCAGCTGGTTTTAAAGCTAGAGGTATTAGGGTTAGAGATGAATCAGACCCATTACAACCTGGTGAATTTAGAGATATTGATGCTCCTGGCGGAGACTTGAGAGCGTCTATTATACCACTACCATTTAAAGAACCATCTGGAACTTTACTACAGTTACTTGGCATTATTGTTGAGAGCGGTAAGAGATTTGCGTCTGTTGCCGACATGCCGTTAGCTGAACAGAACAGTGCACCAGTAGGTTCGACTGTTGCTATGCTAGAGCGTGGCACAAAAATTATGTCAGCTATTCACAAAAGATTACACTATGCACAGAAGA